CGGGATTTAGAAATATTATTAGGACTCTTCCGGCAAATCGAGGTTAGTCTATCTTCAACGTTATTTACCAAGCAACTCACCCACACCTTTACGTGGGATTCCTTTTCGGATTTTAACTTCCCATATTTAACACCAAGATAGTCGAGTATCTTGTACTCAACTTTACAAGAAAATCTCTGAACTAGCTCTTCTTCCAACTCTGAGGCCTCATCACATATCAAAATGTTCCGGTGTTTAGCAAAATCTGGTAATGATAGAAACATTTTATAATTTAATGTACTAACTCTAGATTTTATGGATTTGCTACGGCTGTTACAATACGGGCATTTACCTTCATGTTGGTTTTCTTGTATTAATCGTCGGGGCATGACTGCATGCTCTGTTTCTACGTCATATCTCTCGTCAATACTTGACGTGTAATTAGCTTTTCCTTTAAGGCATGTCATATCAGAGAATAAAGTCATATACTGATCTTGAAGAGCCTTTGTTATTGTCAAGATACAGGAACTATGCGATTCACTTTTATTAAAGATATCGGCATTTACGTACTCACCGGAACTATCTATATCAAAAGCATGGTTTGATTTTAATATGTCTTGAAGTTCAGTCGGGCAATCAGGGGTCGAGGCTCCAATAGCTTTAGCTATTAAGCTTTTTCCAGTACCAGTAGGGGCGTTTAATATTATAAATTTTTTGTTACTGTTCAGTGCAGCACTTAGCTTACTAAGCACCCGTTTCTGGATATTAGTTGGTGTATATGGGTCCGGAAAGAACAATTCTAAGTTCAGCTTACTCTTCACAATACCATTATAATCAATTTGAGTGTATGTGCAATATGGTATTGTAAAGTTTTGATTTTTTCTCGGAACTTATCGTCATGATATTTACATATAGCGAGGAACTCTTAATAGCAATATTCTCAACCCTATAATCAAGCGTGCCGGTGTCATTTTTAACATAGCAATTAAACGGGATTGGTATTTCATATTTCTTAAGCTCGTTCTTTGCGTTTTTAAACGTGAAATTTATTATAAAGTCTTTAACTGTAAACAGTATTAACCTACCTTCCTTCAATACCTTATCACCAATTTGCAATTTTATTTTTTTTTGCAAAAAATGCTTAAGGCAGTCCTCTACTTCATCTTGTATCATTGGTCCATGTAATTCATTTTATCAGTTACATCCATACCCGCTAGCGTTTCGTTGAAGAACTCCCAAAATTTCTCATTTGCAGGGATTATTTCTAACAGATCAACGCTATCAGTACTCACACATCTGAAATCTTGCATGAGGACATCCCACGTAACAATAATTCCCTTCGTGTTAGGATCGTACCGGAGTCGCTTGATTGGCGCGCGGAAGTTTAGTGTCACTTTACCGTCAGTGGAGTTTAAAAGTGCTGCGCTGTTGGTACATAGCATTCTTCTGGTGGGAGGACTGCCGGGTTTTGAGCGGCGTCTAGTGAACCGGAGATCAACCACATTATTTTCAAGTAATGTGCGTATTTGGCCTAGGCCAGCGATCATTCCTCTTCGACCTTTTTACATATTCCGAACAAGCGTTGCTCATTCAAGAACATACCGTTCTTGAGAGTTCCGACCCCTTCAACAGCAATATTACTCACTGGGATCCCCTTATCGTTCGGAAAGCATACAATATCCCCGACCTTAGTAGACAGGCAATTCGGCCCAGCGAGGACTACGCGGCCCAGTCTCCATGCTTTCGTGGCGGCATTTAACGGTACGATGACTCCGTTCCTACTCACTGTCTCATTATCGTCAGTATCGACGTATTGTGCTAATACAATATCATCAAATACGTGTGACAGCTTATATCCTACTAGAGTAAAATGATCTTCAACATGTGTCTCTAGATCAATCAAACTCCTTTTCGGTGTGATTGCGTCAATATTTGTTTTACTCATAACATTTTTTAAGTTTTGAAATATCTATAATTCCTGTTTCTATATAATCATTTATCTCTCTTTTTGATAATTCAAGATTTGTAGCTAGGATACTAATAATATTAGCGTGGCTAGATTTAAAATCTGGCTTGTTTTTCTTAAAGTAGGTTATTCTCTTTCTACCTCTAGAAGGTAATATGTCGACTAAAAACTTATATTGCTCAGTCTTTGATTCGAAGATTGGATATAACCAATTTGCGGTATTATTAATAATAGTAGCGCAATCCGGAGAATACATACTAATCCACCTATTAACTAGGTAAGGATTAAAGGCAGCTTCATCATCAACATTCTGTAAAAGAGTACCTTTCTTAAAAGTCAATACATCATTAATACAGTCAAAGATAGTTATCATTCTATATTAATTTTTGTTGTGGCGATGAACATATCGTCGTTCATATCATAAAACATATCGACCACACCTTTCATAAACTGCTCGCATTGATCGTCTGTTAGGTTTGTCGAGTATGCGAACCCAGGAGCCTTTCGGCCTGCTGTAACGTTAATGGCAGTATGTCCTAAGGCTACTCCATCCACGGAATATGTTATACTCACACTACACTTTCCCTTAGGTTGAACAATCCCATGTTGATCATGCTCTTTATGTACAATCAAATCATCACCATCTACTTCAATCGGTGCTTTAATATGCTCATGAAGCATATTTGCCACGCGTGTGTTGAATAGACGTTGCCATGCAACAGCACCAAACGGGTTAAGACCGGGTATTTCCCAAACAAAATTAATAGCATCCTCACTATAGATGTAATCATTTTTTAGAGTATCTTCAAGATCAATCATCCCGGAGGCTTCAACCTCCATTGGAGCTCGAAAAGCTAGAATATTACCGATAGGTAAGGTACGTTCTCGAAAATAGGTATAAGCAAATCTTTTATGGATTAAATTACCATCATATAATTTGATATCGCGAACAATCATGTATACATGATAGTATACTAATCAAGATTTTCAACTTGTTCTTGTAGATCTGGTATATTTAATTTACGGTTGAGAGATTTTACGGTCATTAATGATCGGTTGATTCCATTACCTGGAGTTGAATGTGGACATACTGTATGATCTAGATTAAACTTATTAATAAACATATCTACCAATTCATACTTAGATACGGTATTTGGGGAATGTATATGGAACTTACTTTCTTCATATAAATTATTATCTATTATCTGCTGGCACACTTCACTGTATTGTTTTGTGGTGATGCCGTTCCAAAAATGATTGATGTAACCATCTATAGTAAGGTTTTTATTCCGGCGGACCCAATCCATCAAGCTAACATAACTATGCAGTTCCGGGCCAATGATACTTGTTCGGAGGACCATACAATTATCTGGTTCGCCGAGAGATTTAGTACGGCCATATAGATCTATCATATCATGTTCATCATCTTCTGTATAATTTCCAGTGTTGCCGGTGAAGACACAATCAGATGTTATATGTATAAATCTAGTTTTAAAGTAACTTGCTATATCAGCTACTTCTAACGGTAGTAGTGTATTGACTCGGATAGCGATATCTGTACTTGTTAAGTGCGGTTTTATTAATCCTATACAATTAATGACGTAATCGTATTTACCTACATTAACTGATAGAAAATCTCGGATATCTCGATTGTTTGCATCAAAATAGATATACTCACAAGGAAGATCCTGCTTGTACTTAGGATCTCTGTATGTACCGGTGACGTGGTAAGATCTATTCTTTGATAGCTCCCTGACTACAGTATTACCTAATAACCCGGTTGATCCTAGTACGAGTATTTTACTTATTTTCATCTAACCAGTCTTCTAGATTAATTTCCGGAGTCCAATTTAGGTTATCTCTAGCTTTTTGCACGTTAGCTAGTGTATCTTTAGCTTCTCCGGGGCGAGCAGAGATATGCTCTATTTGATCACCAATCATATTAGCTATATCAAGAACGCTATATGACTCCCCGGTGCCGATATTATGAACTTCACCTAAACCTCTAGAAGCTGTGGCAGCTAAGATGTTTGCTCGGACAACATCTAACACATTGCAAAAATCTCTTGTTTGTAGACCGTCTCCAACAACTGTCATAGGCTTACCTTGCTTGACTGCTTTTAAGAAGAGACCTATAACTGGCGCATATTGACCTTTTGTAGGTTGACGATTACCGTAAACATTGAAGTAACGAAAAATTATGGTTTCTAGACCGTATAATGTGTAGTACATCTTACATAAGTCTTCGGCACCGGCTTTTGTTACAGAGTATGGGTTAAGGCAATCACGTTGCATGGTCTCTACTAAGGGAGGTTCATTAGATAGCCCGTAGGCCGAGGAAGTGGACGACATCATTACGCGTTTAACATCAGTCAATCGCGATGCTTGTAGTATATTTCCGGTACCAATAAAATTAACATGACATGCCAATAGCGGATTTTCTATAGTAGGTTGTATTCTGGCTTCAGCTGCGAGATGAAACACGTAATCTGGCTTATAATAATTAAAATGTTTTAATACTAAGTCATATTCACACACATCATCCTTATGGTAATGTGCAGCATCATTATAATAAAACTGATCATGGGCTTCTGATGACTCGTTGTCGATAACAACGACAGCCGCGCCTTGATTGATTAGCTCATCAACTAAATTGCTGCCTATAAATCCAGCACCACCGGTTACAATACATGTTTTATCTTTCATTATCTGTTCTTATAAAAATAGCGCAGGGCATCTTAACTATCATCTTGTTAAACTTTTCAAGTACATCCATATAGCACGAACTCTCTGCAGATAATATAAACGGCTCTAACGGACCGGAATTATCTAAAGCTGCTAATTCCCATAATTGATATTTTATTGGTTTCATTTAAAGTTCGAAAACCAGTTTTCATAATGATCAATCATATCATCCATCATTGTCTCAAACGTATATGTTGGTTTCCATCCTAATGTTGTCCTTAATTTCGTTGCATCTCCTTTTAAAAACTTTAACTCCTCGGCGCGTAAAAACTTCTCATCTTGATGAACAAAATCCTTGTAGTTCATGCCTAGTTTAGTGAATGTGTACGCGCATAAGTCTCTAATATTATGTGAAATACCAGTTGCGCATACATAGTCCCCCGGGGTGTCGCTCTGTAGCATCATCCACATTGCTTTAACGTAGTCTTTAGCGTGGCCCCAATCTCTGGAAGCTTCCAAGTTACCTAGATATAGTTTATCAGCTAATCCTAGCTTAATCTGAACTGCGATTTTCGCGACTTTCCCAGTGACAAAATTGGTTCCGCGCCTAGGTGACTCATGATTGAACAAAATACCATTTGATAAGAACATGTCATAAGAATTTCGATAATTTCTTGTGAGATTGTAGGCAAACACTTTTGAGCACCCGTAAGGTGATACTGGTTCTAAGGGGGTAGTTTCTCTTTGAAAGCCGTCATCATCCAGACTGTTACCAAACATTTCAGATGATGAGGCTTGATACATTTTAGCCTCAGGGCATGCTATCTTCATTGCCTCTAGTAAATTCATAACTCCAATAGCTACAGTTTGTGCTGTATATAGAGGCATATCAAATGATATCCTAACATGGGATTGAGCTGCGAGATTATATATCTCATCAGGGTGCACTTTATGCAATACATTAAGTAGAGACGCCATATCAGTCATATCACCGTAATGTAGACTCAGTTTAGAGAATATATGATCTATTCTAGCAGTTTGGTTTTCTGAAACGGAATTCCTCTTTAAGATACCATGTACCTCGTACCCTTTATCTAACAATAACTCCGCTAAATAGGAGCCATCTTGACCGTTTATACCTGTTATCAGTGCAACTCTAGGCTTCATACTTGTTTATTATCTTACATATAGATGTAATGTTATCTACGCTAAGGTCTTGATGATTTGGAATGTAAAAACCATCACTATCAATTAATTCACAGTTTGGCAAGAAAGGCTGATCGTTAGTATCTAACCACATCGGTTTAGCGGCCATATTACCAGCTATAAGAGGTCTCACCTCCACACCCTCACGGTCTAAATGCTCAACTATAGTATTGCGCTTATTATGTAACACTGGTACTGAGAAGCTAGACACAAAATCACCGGGGCGCTCTTTAAGGTGTATTTTATTACCTTTAATTTGCCGGATATACTCATTAAAATTGTCATGGCGTGCCTGCGAGTAATTGTCTAATTTATCAATAGCCCTTAAACCGATAAATGCTTGTAAGTCTGTAGATCTTAAGTTAAATCCGGGCACATAAAAGTTATATAATGCGGAAAAATCTGTACATTGGTACTTCCGGCGAATTTCTTTTTGCTTATCAGGAGGCAAATCACGGTCCCAACCATGGCTTCTCATCATTAATAATAAATGATACAGGTCTTCATCATTAGTATTAATAAACCCACCTTCAATTGTAGATAGGTGATGGCCGAAGTATAAAGAAAAGAAAGATGCATGTCCAAAACTACCAAGATATTGATTTTGGTGCTTTGATCCCATACTTTCACAGACATCTTCAAGTAATAATACGCCATACTCTTCACATAATGATGTAATTTTATCCATCTCAGGTACTAAACCTAAGGGAGACACTAATATCAAAGCTGAAGGATTATGTGACTTAAATAGCATTTCCAAGTAAGTGATATCACATGAAAGATCATCTAAATTACAGTCACACAGCAACACTTCATAATCTAATAACATAGGTGAGCTAACATCAGTGGCCCAACTTAGAGCAGGTACAACTATTTTATTGTTGGGAAGTTCACCTGATTGTTTTAACGCGGCTAACGTTAATAAGATTGCTGAAGATCCGGAATTAACAAAGACAGAGTGTTTTGTACCTATCTTTTGAGCCCATTTCTCTTCAAGTGCCCATGTCAACTCACCTTTTGTCAGCCTAGGAATTTTATCCTGCGAGAGCCACTGTATAAGATGATTAATATCCTCTCTATCAATTGTGTCACTCACTAATTTTATCATAGACTCTCTTAACTCCTTCACGTAATGGAGTTGCTTTAAAATCAGGAAGCAACTGTTTTAGTTTTTCTATTGAAACATCCTTTCTGTACTGTCCATCAGGCTTATTTGCGTCAAATTCAATATCAATATTAGATAGATTGCATGTATCGAGGGACATCTCAGCCATTTCTTTAATGGATAGGTTCTCTTCTGTGGCAACATTAAAGCTGTCGTGTATATCTCTGTCAATACATTGCTTAATCACCCACGCGAGGTCACTAGAGTACATAAATTGCCTTAGAGGTTCACCGGTTCCGAACAATTGTAATGTGCTACACTTAGATTGTTCCGCGGCGATGATTTTTTTAACTAATGCGGCGATGAAATGGCTATTTTCACCAAATTTATCATATACACCGTATAGATTGCATGGTGTTAGGTACTGATACTGTGTACCATACTGCTTATTATAGGCATCTATCTGCACAGCTAGGCACCTCTTAGCGTATCCGTAGGAAAAATTAGTAGGAGCTGGAGGGCCTAGGTGCAGCATGGTCTCAGTTAATGGGTATGTATCGACATTGTCTGGGTATATACACGTACTTAAAATGCCTATGAATCTCTTAACATTGAACTTGTGAGAGTACTTTAATAGAAGTGTATTCATGAGAATATTTTCAGTAAAATACTCAGCAGGCTTACTTATATTATCAATAATGCCACCGACTTTGGCGGCTAAATGCACAACACACTCAGGCTGTGTTACAGTGAATAATTGCTGTACATCTTCTTCGCAAGTCAGGTCATAATCACTAGATGATATGTACATACCATGAGGAAGCATGTCCTTGAGCGATCGGCCGACCATCCCAGTACCTCCAGTTACCAATATCATACCTGACATTATAGATGGTTATGTGTTGTTTTCAACTACATTAGGGATTAATAATCCTGTCTTTATACTAATCATATGGTTACCCAGTCTGTCGGAATTAGATCCTCGACGTTATGATCAGATTTAGCGGGTCCAAACCATCGAGCTGGTGCTATAACCTCTCTATCTTTATATTGGTTTAGCCAGGCGCCCCACCATGAAAACGTAGAGTTACCAATAATATTACTCTTACATGATTTCATTAAATGTAGATCTATAAAATCATATCCACTTTCAATGAAGATAAAATTGTCACCAATAAAGTGATCTCTACACCATTTCAGATCATCAGAAAATATCAAATATTTTTTATCATGACCGATAACGTCGAACGCGTTTTGGTAATATTCAATACCGCAAAAAGGGTGATGGTCTTCTAAATTTAAAAAGTCACCTCTCCTTACATGTACTGAGCATGTATTTTCCTTTAAATATTGATCATAATCTGTATCGGGTATATCATAATCAAATAATTCTAATATTAAATTCCTATGACCTTTAAAATAATTCTCAGATTGGAAATATCCAGCTAAAGATACATTACCATCTATATATGGTATATCTGAATAATGAAAATGAGGTTCCTCATAGTGTGTATATCCAGTTATATCAGCTGCTGGTAGGAAGTTTATTCTATGTAATATATTATCATGATAATTACTAATAGGCTTATGAATAATATTAGCGTCATTGAGGGTAAATACAGGATTTTTATCGTGTGAAGCACCATAACTATAGGTAGTTGCTATCTGGAAAAGGAAATTACCTAAGCCGCCTCGTAAGCTACAAAATTTGACGCTATTATTCATTTTCGTATATCTTTCTAACGTAATCTATTTCTTTAGCTATTAAGCCTGGCTCTGTTCCTTCATTATTTGAAATTTGATCCGGGTGTTGGCGTATAGCAACAGCTAGGTGTTGGTTTATTGCCGGGTAACCGTATTTTAATTCCAGTCTTTTATAATACTCACAATCCATTAACATTAATAATTTTTCGTCAAATAATTCTATGTCGTCGTTGATAATTGTAATAATGCTAGGACTACTCATAGAATTTTCACCTAAATAGATTTTAGGATGGTATTGAGGTATAGCAGTTCGTGTTATTGTCGTACCATCAGGTGTTTGAATGAAGCCTGAAGCTACCCATT